TCCGTGATCTGCAGGTAGATGCCGTGGTAGAACGGCCCGCCCGACGCAGTGCCATCCGCTGGGCCCAGGTTCACACCTTCGGACGTGTCTGCGTTGTTCGCGTCCATGCGGAGCTTCCCGCGGCTCTCGGCAAAGTCGATCGCGAACTGGCGGAAGTCCCGAATCTCTACGATGGGCTGGCCCTGGCTGCTCATGCGAACACCTCCGAGTCAGCTTCGACGCCGACCAGCTCACCTTCAAGGTTCTCGCCCAGCTCGATGAAGACGGGGACGACGCCGAAGGAATTGGACACGGCCGTCGCGTTGTAGAGCGTGCCGTAGCCGGGCGTCACGACGGAGCTGCGGTGGCGATAGCGAACGCTGATCGTATCTGTGGGCCAGGATCCGACCGGCGCGAGCGTGCCTGTCGCGTAGCTGGAGACCGTGTAGTCGACACCCTCTTCGAGCAGTGTTCCACCGTCGTCGATGCCTGCACCCTCGTAGACCTGGAGCGAGTAATCATCATCGATCACGCCTTGCGCCACGACGTAGTTGGAACTGGCCTGGACCGTCCCATCGAACTGCTCGTCGCGCGTAGACGAACGCGTGGTGCGGAAGTTGATCGTCTCGCCGGCAATCGGCTCCCCGAAGTCGTTGGTGACCTTCATGCGGATCGTGAGGAGCGAGTCCTCTCGAACCACGTCCAGCGGCACGGGCTGGGTGATCGCATCCACCTGTGTCTGTCGCTGCCAGCGGATGATTCGCGAAGCGCCGGTAACCGGCTCATCCGCACCAGAGTTGTTGGCCGTCGCGAAAGACGACTGGACGTTGATGTAGGTCCGCGTGGGCGGGTGGTAGTAGATCGAGGGGCTTCGCCGAACGTGGGTCGTTCCGTACTCTCCGAGGTCGACTCCACCGTCGATGATCGGCTCGCAAGGCGTGTCCAGAATACCGATGAAGCGCCGGCGGTTGTGGATCCGCACCGCCCCGTTCGTGTTGTTGAACGGATTGAAGTCGTGGACAGCCACGTACTGCCGATTAACAAGCGACGTGAACGAGTCCCCCTCCTCGGGATCCACTGGCTGATCGACGATCTCGAAACGAGAATCCTCCGCGAGGAACAGGTGCAGCTCCCCCTTGGGCTCCGCGAAGGTCGATCCGTCGTCGGGAACGAACTGAACGCCCTGCCACTCGAACTCTCGGAAGTCCAGGGTGTTCTCCTTGAAGGGGTTCGTGCTGCCGTTGTTGGCGATCGTAGGGATGCCCAGGATGCCGACGGCAAGGCCGGTATCGACGTCCACCCAGATCCAGCGCAGGCCGAGGTTGTTGGATGGGCCGTCGCCGAGGAAGTTCGAGGCGCGGGCGCGGACCAGCAGAAGGCCTTCGGGGTGGGCGCCCAGGGCGCGCTTCATGCCGGCGCTCGAGTTGGTCTCCCCGGGCATGCCGCCGGTCGTGTCGGTGATGCCCTCGAACAGGATCCCGTGATACTCGTCCTGGTTCGCGTTGACGCCTGAGCCACCCGTCCAGTAGCCGGCAGTATTGCCATCAGCGGCGACCAAGGAGCTGTTCCAGTCGGGGCTGAAGTTCGGGAAGAGGTTGCTGTTGATGCCTGAAGCGCGCGAGCCGTCGAGGCAGTTGAAGCTATGCCAACCTGCGGTGTATACCTCTGGTGCGCTATTCGGCGAGCCGCTGATGTCGCCGTAGAAGTAGAACACCTGCGCGCCGGTCTGTAGGTTCGGCTGTCCCATGATCATGCGACGCTTGCCGGTTCCGCCGAAATGGAACGATTGGCCTGAGATCGATGCGAAGTTCGGCTGGAAGGTGGTCGGAATCCACCAGCCCCTGTTGTTGTCTCGGCAGAGCCCGTCGTGGGCGTGCTTCGCAGGGTACAAGATTCGCGTCAGTCCAGGGTCTTTCTTCTCGACGATCTGCTCCCAGAGGTACAGGTCGGAGTTGTGGCAATAGGATCCGTACGTGTACTCACTGCCGCCGGACGTGCCGTCGCTGTTTCCGAGGTTCACCCCGTACTGCAGGTCGTTGTTATGCTCGTCCATGTTGTCGAAACCGCGGTTGGTCACGAACTCACGCGTGAACGTCCGCAGGTCTGCGATCTCGGTTACCTTCAGCGGCATCAGACGGGCTCCCCGGCTTCGATCCGCCGCTTCATCTCCTTCGAAGCTGCAGCGAACAGCGGGTTGCTATCGGTCAGCGCCTGCATGGCGTCCGTGAGGGCCTGCCCGATGTCCTTCTGCTGAACCGCACGGGCGTCAGCGATGGAAGTCTCCAGGGCGGTCGCGATGCGCTCCGTGGAAGCAATGAGCCTTTCGGCCTGCTCGTTTGTCATGGTATCTCCTAGCTGGTCGCCAGGGGCGCGGAGCCTGTGGCGAGTGCGAGTGTATCAGGGCTCGTTAGGCCGACCGATCCGGTTCCACCAGCGGCGATCAAGCCAGCAATGGTGCGGAGGACGTCCGTCTGGGCGCGAGTCTCTTGTAGCATAGGTTGGAAGGCCTGTTCAATGTTCTGGCCGACATTTGCAATGGCGATCTCCTGCGGACCTGCGACGATACCGCGCACGGCCTGCGTACTCGTGACGGCCGACTGCACATTCCCGCTGGAGCTGGACGACTTGTTCCCGCCCCCGCCGAAGAGCGCCGATAGCGCCTGGAGCGCCACGAACTGCAGCGCGCCCGAAAGGGCCTGCCCCAACGGACCGGCCGAGTCGCCGAAGACCTTCTCCAGCACTGGGCCCAGTGCGGTTGCTGCGGACTCGAAGGCCTCGCCGAGGAGCGCTTCCGCCTGATCGAAGGCGTTCTGGAATCCGTTGATCAGAGACTCGTTCGCGGCAGCCTCGAGATTGTCCGAGAAGGCGCCGAAGAGGTTGTCCCCGTTCTTGATCGCGCCGGCGAAGCCCTCGCGGAACGAGGTCGAGATGCTCTCGGAGAGGTCGGCCGGGACATCGATCTGCTCCGTGCCGCGCTCCTCTGCAATCCGCCCCTGGCGACGCGTCGCGCGCTCCAGGAATGTGAACTCCCTGTCAGGATCGTCTGTGACGTCCGGCGGGTTGGCCGCGGCGTTCCGCAGGGAGTTCGCGATGTCCACGATCCGCTGCTGGAGCGGCGTGAGCGCGTTCTCCGCCCCCTCGGCGGCGTCCACCACCCCACCACCCAGGCGCTCGCCGATGTTCGCGGCGCGCTCCGAGAGGTCGTCCATGACCAGGGCCAGGGCCTCTGTGGACCGCTGCGCACGCTCCGTCTGGGCCGCCAGCTCCTCGTCCCCGAAGATCCCGCCCAGGCCGAGTCGATTGCCCAGGGAGGTGATGCTGAGCGCCAGCTGGGCGAGGCCAGACCGCGCGGCTACGAAGGGCGCGATGATCACGTCGATCAGCGCGATCGAGACGTCCTTGATCAGCAGGAGCGCGTTGATGAACCCGCCCACCGCGTCGATGGCCTGTCCGACGCCAGTCCTCACCTGATCGAAGACGGCCACGAGCGTGATCGAGCTTTCGAGCAGATTCGCGATGACGTTGACGATCCGCTCCGCGAGCCCGTCCGAGAACTCGAAGATCGCCTTGTTCAGATCCTGGGTGATGCCGGTCGCGCCCTGGATGATCGTGAAGGCCTTGAGAATTTCGTTCCGTACGGCGCTGAAAGCCTGCGCGAACGTGAAGACCACGTCGCCGTTCCGCAGCTGCTCCTGGAACTTCCCAATGGCTCGCTCGAGAGCAGGGAAGATCGTCTCCGCGTTGAGCTTGCCCTGCCGGCCGAGTTCCTTCAGCGCGCCGATGCCCACGCCCAGCTCCGCCGCCAATCCCTGGGCCAGCTGAGGCAGGTTCTCGCGCAGTGACCGCAGCTCCTCACCGGACAGATTGTCGGACGCAAGGCCCTGACCAAGCTGGAGGAGCGCAGCGGAGGCTTCGCGGGCGGTCGAACCGGATACGACCAGCGCGGCGTTCAAGCCTTCAACGACGTTGATGACGCGGGCAGAGCCTACGCCGATGTCTCGGGTACCGACGGCGAGCCGCTGGTAGAGTCGCGCGGTGTCTTCGATCGAGGAGCCCGTGCGGGAGGCGACGTCGAACAGCCGCTCCTGGACGGAGAGAAAGACCTCGGTCGAGGAGGTGACGGTGCGGATTCGGTTGCCTACCTCAGTCGCAGCATCGGACAGTCGGAACAGCTCACGGACGCCCAGGCCGACACCGATGGTCGCGAGCGCAACGCCCAGGGAGCGGACGGCGGTCGTCGCCACACGACTCGATCGGCCGATGCCTCGGATGCGCTGCTGAGCGACGCGGGCGCCACGCGTGGTGACGACGATGTTGACATTTTCGGTGACCATTACCGGATCCTCAGCGAGCGGGAGCGTGCCACGCCCACCGCCACTCCGTCAGAGACAGCACGGCTGATGAACTGCGCCGCGGCTTGCGGCGAGTAGCCTTGGTTGAGCAGCGCGATGTAGGTCGCGTTGTTCGTGATGTAGAACGTGTCGCCGAGTCGAAGGATCGCTGCGACTGCGTTGATCCGCGCGGGCGCCGCGACTGCCTGCTTGTCGAGGGTCGTGACGGGAGAGAGCGCCGGCGCGTTGATGCCGGGAATCCAGTTGCCGCGAGCGAAGCCAGTGTCCACAGGGGTGCGCTTCACGACGGTGGTGGCCACCTCGTCGATGATATTGCGCTCCAGGTTGAGCACGAACTCACCCAGTCCCTTCGTCACTCGCTCCAGCCGGCGCTGCAGCTGTCCCATGTTCGTTCGGATCGCCATCTGATTCGAAGTTCTTCCCGTGGTCTGCGATTTCGAACAG